ATGACCGTCGCGCATCCCTATGACCCGGCCCTGGCGGCGCGGGTGTGTGCCGGGCTGGCCGAGGGTTTGCCGCTGGCACGGGTGTGCCGCAAGCGTGGCTTGCCCGCGCTGGCCGTGGTGCTGGGCTGGCTGCAAAGCGAAGCCGAGTTTCGCCAGCAGTACCAGCTGGCCCGTAGTGTGCAGCTCGACGCACTGGCAGAAGACATGGTGGAGATTGCCGACGCCGCCCAAGGGCTGGATAACGCCGGTGTGGCAGCCGCCAAGCTGCGGGTGGAAGTACGCAAGTGGCGCGCAGCGCAACTGGCGCAGCCCTTGCCGAGTGACGGCGAGCCAGCCACCCCCAGCTGGCCACTGCTGGATGAACAGCAGCTGGACACCCTGCGGCGCGAACTCGCCGAGCAGGTCTAGCCGCCGTACCCGACACCGCGCGGGGAGGGCGCACCTTTCATTCCCGCCTGACAGGCGACGGTACAGGTCTGGTCCATGCAGCCTTTCTCTCCCCAGCACTACGCTGTGGCCGCACAGTGGGCGCGGCAGGACCTCTATTTCTTCTCGCGCTGGCTGTTCCTGCAGCGGCGCGGCTACCTGTGGCAGCGCGCACCGCATCACCGCTTGATCTGTGACGCGCTGATGCGGGTGTTTCGCGGCGAATGTCGCCGCCTGATCATCAACATCCCGCCGCGTTACTCGAAAACCGAGCTGGCGGTGGTCAATTTTGTCGCCTGGGCGCTGGCGCAAGTGCCGGACGCCGAGTTCATCCACGTCAGCTACGCCGCTGCGCTGGCCAGCCATAACAGCGCAGCGATCCGCAGCCTGATGCAGCACGAGGCCTACCGGGCGATTGCGCCGCACACCCGGCTGGCACGCAGCGCACGTTCACACTGGAGCACCACCGCGGGCGGCGTGATGTACGCCACCGGGGCAGGTGGCACCATTACCGGCTTTGGTGCCGGCAAGCAGCGGCCCGGCTTTGGCGGGGCCATCCTGATCGACGACCCGCACAAGCCGGATGAAGCCCGCTCCGACACCACCCGGCAAGGCGTGATCGACTGGTTCCAGAATACGCTGGAGAGCCGCAAGAACCGTCCGGATACCCCGGTCATCCTCATCATGCAGCGCCTGCATGAGCACGACCTCTCCGGCTGGCTGCTGGACGGTGGCAATGGCGAAGCTTGGGAGCACCTGTGCCTGCCCGCCTTGCAAGACGACGGTCACGCGCTCTGGCCAGAGCGGCACGATGTCGCCACCTTGCAGCGCATGGCGCAGGCGGCACCGTATACCTTTGCCGGACAATACCAGCAACAGCCTGCGCCGCCTGCCGGGCTGCTGTTCAAGCCGGATCAGGTGGCGCTGCTGGACGCCGTACCCGCCGGGGTGCGCTGGGTGCGCGCCTGGGATCTGGCCGCCACCGCACAAGGTGGCGACTGGACGGTGGGAGCCAAGCTGGGGGCATTGCCAGATGGTCGCTGGCTGGTGGGCGACCTGATCCGCCTGCAAGGCGGGCCGGACCAGGTGGAAGCGGCCATTCGCCATGCCGCCCAGCGGGATGGCCCGGCTTGCCGTATCGCCATCCCGCAGGATCCCGGTCAGGCGGGCAAGGCGCAGGTGGCCTACCTGAGTCGCCAGCTGGCCGGTTTCAGCCTCAGTGCCTCGCCGGTGACGGGCGACAAGCTGACCCGTGCCGAGCCACTGGCGGCGCAGCTCAACGTCGGCAACGTGCTGCTGCAGCGCGCACCGTGGAACGACGCGCTGCTGGCCGAGCTGCGGCTGTTCCCCAACGCCCGGCACGACGATCAGGTGGACGCGCTGTCGCTGGCCTTTGCGCAGTTGAGCCAGAGCCCGTTTGGCCTGCTCGACCACTACGCCCACCGCGCCCGCCGCGAACCGACTGACCCGAATCCGGCCCTGCCACGTGGCGGGGCGATCAACGCTTGACTTGCAGAGGACCGATTCCGATGAGCGACGCCAAACTGACCCCGATCGAGCCCGGCCTGCTGGCCCGGATGGTGGCCGGGGTGCGCTATGCCGTAACCGGCGAAACCCCGGCCTGGTTCGGGCCGATGCAGCCCTTTCCACCGCAGGCCCCGCCGGAAGTAGCCGGGCGGCAGATGGACTACCCGACCGGTTACAACCTGCGGCAGACGCCGCGGGCGGAAGAGCCGGTGAGCTTTGCACAGATGCGGGCGCTGGCCGATGGCTACGACCTGATGCGGCTGGTGATTGAAACCCGCAAGGACCAGCTGGCCAAGCTGCACTGGACCATCCGGCCCAAGGCCCGGCTGGCCAAGCCGGATGCCCGCTGCGAGGCCTTGCTGGCGTTTTTCCACAGCCCGGACCGTGAGCACGACTGGTCCACCTGGCTGCGGATGTTACTGGAAGACCTGCTGGTGATCGACGCACCGGCGCTGTACCCCCGCCGCACCCGTGGCGGCGGCCTGTACGCGCTGGAGCCGGTGGATGGCTCGACCATCAAGCGGGTGCTGGACCTCTCCGGTCGCACCCCCTTGCCACCCGATCCCGCTTACCAGCAGGTATTGAAGGGCCTGCCGGCGGTGAACTACAGCCGCGATGAGCTGCTCTACCTGCCGCGTAATCCGCGCACCCACAAGGTCTATGGCTATAGCCCGGTGGAGCAGGTGATTGTCAGCGTCAACATCGCGCTGCGCCGGCAGGCCCACCAGCTCGCCTATTACAGCGAAGGCGCCACGCCCGACCTGATCTTTCAGGTACCGGAGAGCTGGCAGCCGGAGCAGATCCGCCAGTTCGAGGACTGGTGGAACTCGGTGCTGTCCGGCAACAGCAGCGCCCGTCGCGGTGCCAAGTTTGTCCCCAAGGGGGTGGAGCCGTACAACACCAAGGCGGAAGCGCTGAAAGACGAGATGGACGAGTGGCTGGCCCGCATCATCTGCTTTGCCTTCTCGGTCAGTCCGCAGGCCTTTGTGCGTGACATGAACCGTGCCACCGCGCAGACCGGCCAGCAGGCCGCGCTGGCCGAAGGGCTGGCCCCCTTGCAGCACTGGGTGAAATCACTGATCGACCGGGTGATCGTCAGCCAGTTTGGCTATACCGATCTGGAATTTGTGTGGGAGAGCGACGAATCGGTCGACCCACTGCAGCAGGCCGAGATCGACCGCCAGTATGTGGAAGCCCGCGTGCTGCATCCGGATGAAGTCCGCGCCAAGCGCTTCGGCCTGCCCGCACTCACCGCCGCACAACGCGCCGACCTGATGCCGGAGCTGACGCCGCCTGAACCTCCGCCCGCCGCGGTGGGTGAGGATGACGCCGCGCTGGACACCCCCTGACAACCTGCCCGCCACTGGCGGGCTTTTTCTTTTGGAGAGCTGACGATGTCGCTTAAGAAACGCTTTGGTGCGATTGCCAAGGTCGAGGACCTGGACGACGGCACCATCCGGGTGTGGGGGATCGCGTCCAGTGCCGCAGAAGATGCGGATGGCGAAACCATCACCGCCGAGGCCATGCGCGATGCGCTGCCAGACTACCTGCGCTTTGGCGCGGTGCGCGAAATGCACCAGCCACTGGCAGCGGGCACCGCGCTGGAGGCGGAAGTGCTGCCCGACGGCCAGACCCGCTTCTGCGCCCACATTGTGGACAGCGAAGCCGTGCGCAAGGTGCGCGCGGGGGTCTACAAAGGGTTTTCCATTGGTGGCCAGGTGACCACCCGTGACCCGGCCAACCCGCAAGTCATCACCGGCCTCAAGCTGGTGGAAGTCTCACTGGTGGATCGCCCGGCCAACCCGGACGCGGTGATTACCTGCTTCAAGGCCCGCCAGGCTCGCCCACTGAAAAAGGGTGCGTTTGCCGTGGCCCGCGCCGCCGAGCTGGCGGAAGCGCTGCATGGCTTCAAGGGCTATCTGGAGCTGCTGTCCTGCAACAGCGAAGCGCCAACGGTGCTGATCGGGCAGGTCGGCCAGCTGACCGGGGCGATGTACGACGCGCTGGTGGAGCTCACCCAGTTTGAAGCGTTGCGGGTGCAAGGCTTGCTGGGGGCTGCGCCCGAAGGCGAGGACGAAGTCGATCCCGACGCGGAAGACGAAGACGCCGCCGACCCTGCACCTTCCGGCAAGCAGCCTCCGGCCAAAGCAGGCAAGCAACAACCTCCCGCCAAACCGGGCAAGACCGCCTTCGCCGAGGATGAGGACGAAGACGCGGACGAAGAGGAAGACGCCGAGGATGACGAGGAGGCTGAGGACCACGAGGCCGAGGAGGACGATGAAGACGCCGCCCCGGCCCGCCGTCGAGGCAAACCCGCTGGCAAGGCTTCTGCCAGAACCGGTGACAAACCGGCAGCCCGTAAATCAACCCGGCTGGGCGGCGACGCGCTGCGCAAGCTGAACCGGCTGGCAGCCGATTTTGAACTGCTGAAAGGCGAGCTGGGCCGCCTGTCGCAAGAGCGCTCGCGCCTGCAAAAGCGGGTGCGCCAGCTCGAAGCGCTGCCGGAGCAGCCGCGCCTGGCGTTGCGCAGCGTGGAGAAGGGCGAGGATGTGCGCCGCGTGCCGGTGACGGATGCGGTGCGCAAGGAGGATGGCAGCGTGGAGGAGACCGCCACCCTGATCAAGCGGGCGTTTGCCACGCCGATGCGACTGCTGTGAACGTGCCGCGCAAGCGGATGTGTGTATGTGCCGCGCGAGAGCGACGGCGCGTTTTTCTCTCGAAGGAGATTGCTATATGGGCGCTCATGCCACCCAAGAAACGCTGGCTTTGCTGAAGCTGGCACAAAAGGCGGCGCTGCCGGATGAAATCGCCAAGGCGTTCAACCAGGCCGCCAGCCCGACCCAGGGCCTCACCGCTTACGACCTGCAAGCCCCGGCGCTGACGCTGTACCCGGTGCTGACCCCGCTGCGTAACAAGATTCCCCGTGTCTCCGGCAAAGGCGGCACCCAGGCCAGCTGGCGTGCCATCACCGGCATCAACGTCAACAACCTGGCTGCCGGTGTGGCCGAAGGCCGCCGTGGCGGGGTGATTGCCACCAGTACCAGCGAGTATGTGGCGGCCTACCGTGGGCTGGGTCTGGAAGACTATGTGAGCTTTGAAGCGGAATATGCCGCCGAAGGCTTTGACGACGTGAAGGCGCGTGCGGTGGAAGGCCTGCTGCGTTCGCTGATGATCGGTGAAGAAGGCGTGATTCTCGGCGGCAATACCAGCATGCCGCTGGGCACCACCCCGCAGCCCACGCTGATTGGCTCCACCACTGGCGGCTCGCTGGCCACGGGTACGCTGTCAGTGGTGGCCGTCGGCCTCGGCTTTGATGCCTTCTGGGCGCTGGGCGGCTGGAACAATGGCCAGCAAGGCAGCACCATCAATCTGGCCACCGCACAGGTGCCGACGGTGGTGAACCGCAGCAATGCCGATGGCACCAGCGACAGCTACGGCGGCGGCGCCGCCCGCAAGTCGACCGCCGCCACCGTGTCGATCACCGGTCCCAATGGCTCGGCCACCGCCTCGGTGGTGCCGATGGCCAACGCCGTGGCCTATGCCTGGTACTGGGGCGCAGCCGGTGCCGAAGTGCTGGGCGCGGTGACCACCATCAACAGCGTCAGCATCACCGCCAACGCCAGCGGCACCCAGACGGCTGCTTCGCTGCCTGCCAGCGATAATTCCGTCAATTCGCTGGAGTTCGACGGTATTTTGACGCAGATCGCCAAATCGGGCAGCGGTGCTTACGTCAAGACCCTGCCGACCGGTACCCCGGGCGTGGGCTCCACGCTGACGGCGGACAACGCCGGTGGCATCGTCGAGCTGGAAGACGCCTTCTTTGCCTTCTGGAGCCAGTATCGCCTGTCGCCGGAGGTGATCTACGTGAATGCCCAGCAGCTGCTGGACATGAACCGCAAGATCCTGATCGGCGGCGGTGCGCCGCTGGTGCGCTTCAACCTGGATGGCAACAATCCGGGCGCGTACAACCCGAGCGCAGTGATCGGCAGCTACCTGAACAAGATCACCAACACCCAGGTGAAGATCGAGGTGCATCCGAACGTACCGCCGGGCACCATCCTGTTCTGGTCGGACAACCTGCCGTACAAGCTGTCCGGCATCCAGAACGCGGTGCAGATTCGCACCCGTCGCGACTACTACCAGCTGGAGTGGCCGCTGCGTACCCGCAAGTACGAGTACGGCGTGTACACCGACCAGGTGCTGCAAAACTTCTTCCCGCCGGCCTTCGGCATCATCACCAACATCGCACGCGGCTAAGTCGCATGCGCACGGCCCCGCTGCACGCTGCAGCGGGGCTTTTCTTTTGCAGGAGGAATCATGGCGAAATTTGCATGTCCGCCGGACGTGACTTCGGTCAACGTCGGTGGCGAACAGTTCAATGCGGATGCCGAGGGGCTGATCGAGGCGCCGGATGGCGTGGCACCGGCACTGGAGCCGCTGGGCTTTGTGCGGCTGGCTGAGCCGGTTGCCAAGCGCGGCAAGGCTGCCAAAGCCGCAGCAGCGGAGTAAAGGCCATGTTGCTGACGACGCTGGAGAACGCCAAAGCCTGGTTGTTGCTGCCATCGTCCCCGACGCCGGATGACCCGCTGCTGCTGCGGCTGATCAGTGCGGCCAGTGCCTTTATCGAGTCCTGGCTCAGCCGTTCGCTGGGGACACAAAGCTACCGCGAGTGGCGCGACGGCACCGGGCGCGAGCTGCTGCTGTTCGGCAATGGGCCGGTGCAATCGGTGCAGTTGCTGCGGGTGAACGGCAAGGACATTCCGCCAGCCAGCAGCCCCACCGGCTATGGCTACCGCTTTGACCGCAATGTGCTGCTGCTGCAGGGCGAGCTGTTCGCCCGGGGCCGTCGCAACATCGAGCTGCAATACACCGCAGGCTACGACACGGTGCCGGCCGATCTGGAGCAGGCTTGCCTGGAGTGCGTGGCCTTGCGCTACCGCGAGCGCGAGCGCATTGGGCATCAGTCGAAGAGCCTGGCCGGGGAAACCGTCAGCTTCTTCCTCGGTGAGCTGTCGCCCACGGCGCGCGCCGTGCTGCAGCAATACCGCAAGGTGGTGCCAACATGATCCGCGCCTGGGTAACCGGCGCGGCAGACATGGACGCCCGCCTTGACCGCATCCGCAGTGAGGTGGAAGTGGCGTTGCGGCTGAGCATGGGCCGCGCCTGCCTGATGCTGCAACGGCATATCCAGCAGAACAAGCTGTCCGGCCAGGCGCTGAACGCGCGCAGCGGGCAACTGCGGGCCTCCATCATTGCCCGCCCGGTGACCGAGGTGAACGGACTGCTGGTCGGCGAGGTTGGCAGCACGCTGTCTTACGCTCGCATGCAGGAAGAGGGCTTCCATGGCCGCATTGCGGTGCGCGCCCGGCTCAAGCAAGGCCGCAAGTTCGGCAAGCTGGGCAAGCTGGGCAAGCAGCCGCAGCCAGCGGGTAACCGGGTGGTACACCTGAAACCGCATGCCTTCCTGCACGGCGCGTTGCGCGAGATGGGCGAGCCCGCCCGCAAGCTGCTGCTGGAAGGCCTGAAACGGGGGATACACGCATGAACCGCGAAGCCATATACAGCGCCTTGTTTGCACGCTTGACCACGGTGCCGGGGCTGGTGGTGAGCAGCCGCCGCCTGCGGCACTGGACCGATGTACGCGCCGCCGAGCAGCCCGCCCTGTTCATGGCGCAAGGCAGCGAGCAGGCGGTGCCGGGCGATCCGGTGCGTGGCCTGCCAACGCAGTGGACGCTGCAGGTCGACGTTTACCTGTACGCCCGCACCGACGGCGGGCTGGCACCCGGCACGGTAATGAATCCGTTGCTGGACGCGCTGGAAGCTGCGCTGAAGCCGGATAACGCCATGCAACGCTGCCAGACGCTGGGCGGGCTGGTGGAGCACTGCTGGATTGAAGGTGAGCTGGAAACCGATGAAGGCACGCTGGGTGACCAGGCGGTGTGCATCGTGCCGGTCCGTATCCGCGTTTGTCGTTGAACGGGCTGGATTTTCTGTTTGTTCTGACCCGCTTTGGCGGGTTTTCTTTTTGGAGGTAACACAATGGCACAGTATGGTTTCGGTTCCGGCATGCTTTGGGCAACGCCGCAGAACGACGCCTTCGGCAACAGCATCGCCGCGCCGACCCCGATCATGATCGGCGTGATGCAGGAGGGCAGTGTCGACATCTCGTTCGAGAGCAAGACGCTGCACGGTCAAAACCAGTTCCCGGTGGCGGTGGGGCGCGGCAAGGGCAAGATCAGCGGCAAATGCAAGTTTGCCCAGCTGTTCGGCGCCATGTTCAACAACGTGATCTTCGGCCAGTCGATGAGTGGCGGCCTGATCACCGCCAAGTACGACACCACCGGCAGCGTGATCCCGGCCACGCCGTTCCAGATCACCGTCGCGCCGCCTTCCAGCGGCACCTTTACCAGCGACTTCGGCGTGATCGACGCCAATGGCCGCCCGATGACCCGTGTCGCCAGCGCACCGGCTACCGGGCAGTACATGGTCAGCAACGTCGGCCTGTACACCTTTGCTGCGGGGGACGTCGGCAAGACCGTGTTCATCAACTACGAGTACAGCGTGGCGGCGGCGTCAGCACCGACGGCCACCCAGTCCACGGTGATGAACCTGCCGATGGGCTCGGCACCGTCTTTCGCGGCGGACCTGTTCATTCCCTACCAGGGCAAGAGCATGAAGCTGCGGCTGCACTCGGCGGTGGCAGGCAAGCTGTCTTTCGGCACCAAGCAGGATGACTTCCTGGTTCCGGAATTCGACTTCGAAGCCTTTGCCGACCCGCTGGGCCGGGTGGTGACCTGGAGCTTGTCCGAGTAATCGGGCGCGCCGCTTTCGGGCGGCAGCAACGGGTTGCGCAGGTGCGCAGCCCGTTTTCTTTTTTGTTTTGCACTGAGGAATCAAGATGACCGCGATCGTGAACGTCAAAGGCGTATCCCTGAACCTGAACGGCACCACCCTGGTGGTCCCGCCGCTCACCCTGGGCGCGCTGCAACAACTGCAGGACCGGCTGGCTGCCTTCACCGGCGGGCTGGATTCGGCCTCCATTGCCACGGTCATCGACGTGGCGCTGGCCGCCCTGCGCCGAAACTACCCCGAGCTGAACCGCGAAGCCCTGGCCGACATGATCGACGTCGCCAATATGGTGGACGTGATGCAGGCGGTGATGGATGTCTCCGGCATGCGTCGCAAGGCACAGGAGGAAGCCGACGCGGGGGAGCCCTCGATTGGGACGAGCTCTATGCCCACCTGATCCAGTGCACCGGCTGGAGCTGGGACTACATCGACCAGCATATGGACCTGCCGCGGCTGGAAGGCTTCAAGCGCTACTGGAGGCAACACCCGCCGCTGCACCTGATGATCCAGTCCTTCCTCGGCATCCAGCAAAAGGACGAGCCACAGGACGCCCCGGACCTCTCCGCCCTGTTGAACCAGTTTCCGCAGGCGGGGGGAGCGGGTTAGAATCGAGTTTCCTTTTTTAAACTCGATTCAGGAAAACATGAACATGCTTAAAACAGCTGCTGTATTGTCATCTGCTTTCATTTTGGCGGGTTGCGCAATGACCTACACTGCACCTACCGGCACGTCTCAGTTTGCTTCTGAGCGTTTCAATGCGACACGTGCAGATCTGATGAAGGCAACCAAGCGAGCCTTGCTGACCGATGGGAATCAGCTTCTGAACTCGGATGAGCAGTCTGGTGTTGTGTCAACCGTGATGCGCAATTTCCGGGTGCGCCCAGAGCAAGCAGACTGTGGCAAGACCATGGGCTTGGACTATTTGAAGGACAATCGGACCACGACCCAGGTTGCATATAACGTGTTGATCGACGAATCGGGCAAGGTCGATGTACGTGCCGTGGTTCAAGGGGATTACCGCCCAGGCGACTCGCTGCAGAACATCACACTATCGTGCATTTCCAATGGTGTATTGGAGAAGCAACTCATGGCCAAGATCAAGGCCGAACTCAAGTAATACTGTTCTTGATAGACCCCAGGCCGCCTTGTGCGGCCTTTTTTTTTGCAATGACAACGATGGAGGGACGCCATGCCTGACAAACCATTCGACTGGTGGCCGCTGCTCAAGCAGGTCGCCACCTATGGCTGGGTGATGGGGCTGTCCATGCTGGGCGGTGCCGTCTCCCACCTGCAGCGCATCAACGCCCTGCGCCTGCGCTTTCGCTGGCTGGCGTTTGCCGCCGAGCTGCTCACCAGCGGCTTCGTCGGCCTGCTCACCTACTGGCTGTGCCAGGCCGCCGCCATGAGCGCACCGATGACCGCCGTGATGGTGGGCATCGCCGGCCACATGGGCACCCGCTCACTGTTCCGGCTGGAAAAACTCTACGGCCGCCTGTTTGGAGAAAACCCATGATCAACAGCCGCGAAATTGCCGACCTGCACCCGAAAGTAGCCGTGCTGTGCCGCGCCTTTGTGGCGCACTGCAAGGCGGCAGGTATCGACGTGCTGATTACCAGCACCTACCGCGATGCCGCATCGCAAGCCGCGCTCTACGCCCAGGGCCGCACCGCCCCCGGTGCCAAGGTCACCAATGCCAAACCCGGCCAGAGCTGGCACAACTGGCGGGTGGCCTTCGATTTTGTGCCACTGCTGAACGGCAAGGCGCAATGGAACGACGTACGCAGCTTCACTCGCTGCGGCGAAATCGCCGAAAGCCTCGGCCTGGAATGGGCCGGGCGCTGGCAATCGTTCAAAGAGCTGGCCCACTGCCAGTACACCGGCGGCCTCACCCTGGCAGACTTCCAGGCAGGCCGCACACTGCCGTAGAAGGAGGTGAGGGATGAGTGACACCAACATTACATTCACATTTGCCGCTGATACGGCAGATGTGCAAGCCGCACTCGACCGGATTGTAGCGACCGTTCGTCAAGCCGTTTCGACCATGAACACCGAGCTGGGCAAGCTGCGCAGCACACTGGAAGCTGTGTTTGCGCTAGATGGGCTGCCACTGGCGGATACTCTGAAGGCGCTGGCGGACAACCTGACCAGTGCCAGCGAAGCGGCTACGGTGCTGGCGGACAAAATGGGCTCCACCCAGCAGGCCGTGGTGCAACTGCAGGAAGTGTTTGCTGAAGGCATCCAGATCAATATCGAGCCCATCCGTCAGTTTGCAGAGGAAGCCCAGACACTGCTGGAAAAGGTCGGCAAAAGTATTGAGCAGGTGAAGGAGGAGGCCGGTCAGGGCGGAAAGCCAGGGGGGGAGAAGCCGGGTGCTGAACCGAATGCGGGCGAAGGCAGCAAGCCGGATGACAAGAAGAAAGAAGAAAAGAGCAGCTTACACCAGTTCGGGGCCAAGCTGGAAAAGGTAGCCAAGGAGCAAAATAAAGGTGTAAAGGATGGCAAGCAAACCGGTGCAGAAGCTTGGCACAACTTTCTTAAGGCGATAAGGCCCGCTGCCAGGGACACCATCGGTGTGTCCGTAATGAAAGATGCCGCTACATTGCTTTCGCAATTTGCGCAACGCTATTTTCCTGAAACAGAAAGCAAGGGGAAGCTGTTTGAGCTTGAAGATGAGATCGACAAGCTGGAAGGTGAGGTTGCCCATGCGCGGGAGGTCCAGGATGCTGGGCTTGCCGAGAAAGAGGCCAAGCTTCAGCAGCGCTACGAGGCACGGAAGGCTTTAAAGCAGAAGATCGAGGCTGAAGATAAAGCCAAAAAAGAGGCGGATGAAAAGGCCCGGAAGGCCGGCAAAATCATCGTGGATCCTCCCAGCATGACGAACTTTGCCAAGGAGTTCGAGAAGGCTTTCCATGACGGCATGGATGAAATGGTCGCCAAGGGGCTGTCTTTCAAGCAGGCGATGAATAATATCCGTCGCGACATCCAGCTGTCCTTCTTTACGACGTTGATCATGCCTTTGATCAAACAGGTTCTCGCTACGATCTTTGAGCTGGTTGGCAAGATCAGGAAAGCCTTCACTCCCGCCAGTTTCAAGGAGAAACCGGAAGAAGAAAAGAAGGACGAAGGCAAGAAGGAGGATGCCAAACCCGCTGAGCCCAGCAAGGTGGAGACGCCCACCCCCTCCGTCCCCGCGCCTGCCACACCACCAGCTACACCGCCTGCGCAGGAACAGCCAGCAGCGGGGGCTGTGGGTAAGCAGCGCTCCAAGCACGAAACACGTCTGGATTACTGGCAGGAGGAATTGTCAGAACAGCTGCAGGCAAGTGGGGAAAAGGATTTCAAGAAGCGCCTGGAAATGGAGCTGCAGTTCTGGCAACAGCGGCAAAAGCTGGCGCGAGCGGGCAGTGCTGAGTACGGTGCAATTCAGCTGGCGCTGGACAATATCCGGGCGCGACAGGAGCAGGCCGCTCAAGATGCGTCAATCAAGCTCGCTACTGATGCGATTACCCAGAAGAGGGATTTGGCGATAAAAGCAGTTGACGAAGATGAGGCAACTGCCAAGAAAAGTCTGGAAAAGAAAAGAATTTCCAACGAACAGTTCCTCGAGATTGAAATAGAGCTGGAGGAGCGTCGCCGCGGCATCAAGCAAAAGGCACTGGATGATGAGCGGGCCATGCTGGAAGAAAAAGGGGCGCTGACGATTGAGGCTCAGATGCGCCTGGATAAACAGCTGGAAGAGCTGGCGCTGGAATCCAGAAAAAAGCAGAAGGAGTATGAGGAGCAGCTCGAAGCTGAGCGTCCCAGCATGGTTCGGGTGATGGATCAAACCGAGCAGTCGCTGCAGAAAAATCTGGCGGCCATGCTGGATAAGACCCAGACCTTCAAGGAGGCCATGAGGAATGTCTGGGGCGATATGCGAAAAGCTTTTGTGAATGAATACATCAAGCCAACACTACGAGAGTTTCTTTCTCATCTGAAAACCAAACTCATGGCGCTGCTGGGGTTCAAGGAAGCAGATGTTGGGTCTACTGCTGCCGGGACTGCCGCTAAAGGCAGTATTGAAAAAATGGGTGCGGCAAACAGCATGGCAACTAACGCGAGTGGCGTGATTGGCAACATCATGAACAACGCTGTTGAAGCCATGTCGGGGGCCTTCAAGGCGATTGTCGGCATCCCGTTTGTCGGGCCAATTCTGGCAGTGGGCGCAGGGGCGGCGGCGTTTGCAGCGGTGAAGGGTATGGTAGGCAAGGTCAAATCGGCTTCGGGTGGCTACGACATTCCGCGTGGCACCAATCCGTTGACGCAGCTGCATGAAGAGGAAATGGTGCTGCCCAAGCCTTACGCCAATGTGATTCGCGACATGGCGGGTCAAGGCGAAGGCGCTGGTGCAGCGGCCTCCGGTGGGCAGTATCACATCAATATCCAGGCGCTGGATGCGCGCGGGGTTCGCCAGTTGTTCATGGAGCATGGTTCGGCCATGGTGGCGTCGCTGCGGGCGCAGGGCCGTAATTTTGCGGGGGCGTAAATGTCGGAAGCCATTTTTCCGAGCCTGCCGGGGCAGGCGTGGCCGGTGGTGAAGGCTGCTAAATGGTCTACCAAGGTGCAGACCACGGCATCGGGCCGCGAAACACGGGCGTCGTTTTATGCCAGCCCGTGCTGGCTGATCAAAGTGTCATTTTCTGTGTTGCGGCAAAGCGAGATGCAGCAGCTGGCCGGGTTTTTCAATGCCCGACGCGGGTCGTGGGATACCTTCTTGTTCTACGACCCGCAGGAGTGCCTGGTGAGTGAACAGCCCTTTGGGCAGGGCAACGGGGTGACGACGCGGTTCCAGCTGCTGCGCAGCATGGGGGGCTTTACCGAGCCGGTGTTCGGCTTGAAGGAGCCGCCGCAGATCAGCCGTGATGGTGTGTTGCTGCAGCAGGGGGTGGACTATGCGGTGGACAATATGGCAACCGTGACGTTTGTTACCCCACCCGTGGCAGGTAGTGCGCTGACCTGGTCCGGAAAGTTCTGTTTTCGCTGCCGTTTTCAGCAGGATCAGGCGGAATTCGAGCAGTTCATGTCCAATCTGTGGGCGTTGAAGCGGGTGGAATTGTTGACGGTGAAACCATGAAGACAGCGAGCCAACCTTTACTGGATCTGCTGAACAGTCAGGACGCGTTCTGCATGGCAGACCTGTTTGTATTTGTGCTGCAGGGTGGACAAGTGCTGCGCTACACCAGTGCGGACACACCGGTCAGCTGGCAGGGGGAAACCTATTTGTCGACGGGGCCGGGTTTCAAGCGCGGTCGTACCCAGCTGTCGCTGGGGGTGCAGGTGGATACGCTGGAGGTGACCGTGTTTGCTTCGGTGACGGACCAGATCAATGGCCAGCCTTTTGTGGCGCATGCCATGCGTGGCGGGCTGGATGGCGCCAACTTGACGTTGTCGCGCGCGTTCTTGAGCCGCTGGGATGCGCCCGTGGTTGGGGTGTTGTCCTTGTTCAGCGGCCGGGTGGCTGAGGTGTCGGGCACCCGTGGTGCTTGCCATTTGCAGGTGAAGAGTGATCTGGAGCTGCTCAATATCAAGATGCCGCGCAATCTGTATCAGCCGTCTTGTCTGCATACGGTGTACGACGCGGGCTGTGCCGTTAGCCGTGCTTCCATGGTGCAGACCGGCAGCATCGTGCAGGTACTGGACCCGAATCGCTTTGTGGTGTCGTTGCCGCGCCCGGCGGGCTGGTTTGACCAAGGGCTGATTACCTTCAGCAGTGGTGCCAATGCCGGTATCTCGCGGACGGTGCGTTCCTACGCCGAGGGTCAGCAGGTACAGATCGCCTTGCCCTTTCCAGCGGCGGTGCAACCGGGGGATGCCATCTCCATGCTGCCAGGTTGCGACAAGACCCAGACGACCTGTCAGGGCAAATTCAACAATCTGGCCCGCTTCCGGGGCTTTCCCTACATCCCGGTGCCGGAAACGGCCGCCTGAGCGGGGCATTGCGCCAATCATGAACCGGGCTGCGGCCCGGTTTTTTTATGGAGGAAGCCATGGCGGAGGCAGAACAACGCCAGCAGGTGCTGGCCGAAGCCCGAAGCTGGCTGGGCACGCCGTATCACCATCAGGGGCGGGTCAAGGGGGTAGGCGTGGATTGCGCCATGATCCTGTGTGACATCTATCACCAAGTGGGCTTGATCCCGTGGATAGACCCACGCCCCTATCCGCCGGACTGGCACTTTCATCGGGACGATGAACGCTATCTGGGCTGGTTGAAACAGTATGCCCGCCCGGTGGCGCAGCCGCAGCCCGGTGATGTGGCGGTATGGCGTTTTGGCCGCTGCTTCAGCCACGGTGCGGTGGTGGTCGACGACACGCTGGTGCTGCATGCCTATTTCAAGCAGGGCGTGGTGCTGGCGCGGCGGGATGAGACACCGTTGGCCGACCGGCCGGTACGGTTTTACAGTTTGTGGGAGTAGCTGATGGGCGGCATGTTTGGCAAGCGCAAGACCAGCACCATCTCGACCTCAGAGCCACGACTGGGTGCCATTCAGGTACAACAGTCCAGCTATGGTCTGGTGGTGCCGATTGTTTATGGGCAGACCCGGGTCACGGGCAACCTGCTGTGGTACGGCGATTTCACCGCCATCCCGCATGTGACCCGCACGGAGTCGGGCGGTGGTGGCAAGGGCGGTGGTGGTGGTGGCAAGACGGTGCAGGAAGACACCACTTATACCTACGAAGCTGCTTTGGTAATGGGTCTGGGCGAAGGGCCGATCAACGCGGTTGTTTCCGCCTGGCGTGGCAAGGAGCGCCTGCGCGGCAGCCTGTTTCCCGGTGCCTTGCACACGGAGAACAATCTGTCGGTGACGGTCCCCGCGACCGCGCCTTATCAGGTGAGCGTGCCGCAGGCGGCAAGCTGGGTGGCGCACTTGTCAGCCACCACCAGCGAACGGGTGGAGGGCGAGAGGCGCAGCTACTGGTCTGAGCGGACCTTGTCGCCGGGGGCGGATTTCAGCATCAGCAATGGTGTGTATACCTTCAACGCGGGCTTGGCCGGCAGGGCGGTGAAACTCAGCTATCAGTGGCGTGATGCCGCCTACTACCTCAGCGCCTTGCAACAGCTGGGGCTGGCCTTGCAATCGGGGGTGCCAGGGCAGGCTGCATGGGGACATTTGCTCAGCCGTCATCCGGCGCAGGCCATTGGCTACAGCCAGACGGCCGTGCTGTATGGCGCCAATTATCAGCTGACCAATAATGCCGAGGTGCAAAACCACAGCTTTGAAGTGGTGGGCGGCTATGCGTTTGGCAATGGGGTGGTCGATGCCAACCCGGCGGATGTGATGTCGGACTTGCTGTCCAATCCGCGCCATGGCGCAGGCTTCCCGTCCGGCAAGCTGGGCAATTTCAGCCGCTATCGGGATTATTGCACCGCCAATGGCTTGTTCATTTCGCCCGCCTATCACGAGCAGCGCCAGGCCCATGAACACTTGCAGGAGCTGGCGATGTTGTCCAACTCGGCGCTGTTGTGGTCGGAAGGGCAGCTCAAGGTGCTGCCCTACGGGGATGAGGTTGCCAGCGGCTGGGGGGCTCAATTCTTGCCTGACCTGACCCCGGTGTACGCGCTGAGCGATGACGATTTTCTGGTCAGCGGCGCGGATGACCCGGTACGGGTGCAGCGCAAGACGCCTGCGGATGCCTATAACCAGGTGCAGGTGGAGTTTCTCAACCGCAGTAACGATTACAACCTCGAAGTGGCCGAGGCCAAGGATCTGGCCAATATCGAGCAGTTCGGGTTGCGACCGCAGGAGCCGGTCAAGCTGCACGCCATCTGCCAACCGGCGGTAGCCCGCCATGTGGCGCAGCTGCTTCTGCAGCGGGCCTTGTATGTGCGCAACCATTATGAATTCCGGCTGGGCTGGCGACACGCGCTGCTGGAACCGATGGATCTGGTGACGCTGACCGATAGTGGCCTTGGCCTGCAGCAAACCCCGGTACGGGTGACGTCGATCGAAGAGGATGAGGATGGTGGCCTGACCGTTCGCGCTGAGGATTTTCCGCGCGGGGTGGCCAGCTCGGTACGCTATCCGACGCAGGTGGTCTCCGGGTTTGGTCATGACTTCAATGCCGATCCCGGCAAGGTGCTGCCGCCGCTGTTCTTCGAGCCCGGTTTCACCGGGCAGGACCAGACCCTGCGGGTCAAGCTGGCGGTGACGGGCCCTGGTCCCATGTGGGGGGGCTGTCTGGTGTATGCCTCGCAAGATGGTGCCACCTACAAGCAGGTGGATCGCATCGTGGGCGGCAGCCGCTATGGCACCTTGCGCGCCGCCTTGGCCGCTGCGGGCAATGTGTTGTCAGTACAGTTGACGGGTAAAGGCGGGCAGCTGCTGTCCGGTACCGAGGAAGATGCCCGGCTGATGCACACCGCCTGCTGGGTGGATGGCGAGTACCTTGGCTATCAGCAGGCAACGCTGGATGGCGTCAATCAATACACCCTGGGTGGATTGCAGCGCGGCAGCTGGGGCAGTACGGCCAGCAACCATGCAGCGGGCAGCCCCTTTGTGCGGCTGGATGCCACGGTGGGGGAGAGCGAGGCGCTGTCGCTGGATCAGGTGGGCAAAACGCTGTGGTTCAAGCTGGTCAGCTTCAACGTGTATGGGGGCGGGCTGCAGGATATCAGTCAGGTGCCCGCCTACCAGTACACGGTGCAAGGTACCGCTTTGCTGTCGCCAATGCCGGACATCCGCAACCTGCGCACCAACTTCGTGGCGGGTCTGACGCAACTCTACTGGGACGAGGTGCAGGACTTGCGGTCGGTCGATTATGAAATCCGGCTCGGCCCCAGCTGGCATCAAGCCAAGGTACTGGGGCGCACCCCGCTGCCACGCTTTACCGCCGTGGGGGATGGCCTGTACTGGATTGCGGCACACTACCAGGCACAAGGCGGCGTGCAGGTTTACTCGGCTCAGCCCGGGCGGCTGAGCATCACCGGTGCCGCGCTGGTCAAGAACGTGGTGGCCCGCTTCGACGAAGCGGCCAGCGGCTGGTCGGGGACGTGCGCCGGTGGCGCCATGGTACTGGGTGGCGCCATCCAGCTGGATGCGGCGGATAGCCTGCTGGCTTTGCCGGATGTGCTGTCCAACCCGGATATCTTGTGGCTGGGCGGGGTGGCGGGCAATGGCATGTATACCCTGCCCGCCAGCCATACCATCAATATCGGTCGGGTTGCGCCTTGTAATGTGCTGATCAGTTACAGCGTGCGCGGGCAGGCCATCCACGAAAACGTGCTGACCACGCCCGACGTCTTCGCGCTGAACGACTGGTTCGGTGAGGTGCTGGGGCAGCAGGTGGATGTGGTGCCGCAGATCGCGCTGGCACAGGAAGACGGGGTGTTTGGTGACTGGCAGCAGTTTGTACCGGGCAGCTATGTCGCCCAGTCTTTCAAGGCACGGGTGCTGATCAGCACCCGTGACCCCGGCATCAGCCCCATCCTGAGCGGGCTCACCTTCCTGGTGGATGCGCCGGACCGCGTTGACAGCGGCTCGGTCAACGTCCCCATCGGTGGCTTCTCAGTGCTCTACGAGCGCCCGTTTAACGGCGGCAACGGCAGCCAGCCCTGGCCCCTGCCGCAGATTACCCTGCTGAACGCCATGCCGGGGGACGACCTGCTGCTGACCGCGCAAACCCGCAGCGGTTTCACCGTGCGGGTGGTCAACGGCAGCAATGATGTGGCACGCCAGATCAACTGGATCAGCCAAGGCTACTGAGCACCATCCCGTTTGCACAAGACAGGCCGCCTGCGGGCGGCCTTTTTCATGGAGAAAGCAATGTCACAAAATCCGACCGTACTGCCTACCAGTGGCACGCTGACCGGCCTTGGCCTGGTGCAGAAAGTGAATGATGCGCTGGATACCATCGCCAGCAACCTGAGCGGTGCCACCGACCCCGGCGCAGTGGGTGCCAACCGGCTGTGGGCCGACACCCAAAGCGGCCTGCTCAAGCTACGCAATGGCAACAACGACGGCTGGACCGTACTGGGCAGTTTGAGCGACCTTGGCATCCAGAGTGGCCGTCAAGTCACCGCCACGGCCGGTGGCACCGGTGACGCGCTCACCGCCAGCTTTGCCCCCGCGGTGACCACCCTGATCAACGGCATGTCACTGTGCGTGCGCAGCAACGGCAGCAATGCCTCAGCGGCCCCAACCTTTACCCCGAACAGCGGCGTCATCCCGGCCAAAACCATCGTCAAAGGCACGGGGCAAGCGCTGATGATTGGCGACATTGCCGGTGCCGGCCACTGGCTGGAACTGTTGTATGACCAGACGCTGGACAAATGGCTGTTGCTGAATCCGGCGGCAGGGTTGTCATCCGCAGTTCCGGTCGGCACCATCATCCATGTTGCGCAGAACACGCCGCCTGCAGGCTATCTGAAAGCCAACGGGGCAGAGGTCTCCCGCAGTACCTATGCCGCGCTTTTTGCGGCACTGGTGGCCAGTGCGGGCTTCACACCGCAGACGTTCACCGTGAACATCGCCAATCCGGCCATCTTCACCAAGCCCGCCCACGGCTTCACTGGCGGCGAGCGACTGCGACTCTCCACCACCGGCGCGCTACCCTCCGGGCTTAACAGCACCACAGACTACTTCGTCGAGAAAATCGATGCCAACACCTTCTACCTAAGCTCCGGCGGTGGCCGGATCGTGACCAGCGGCACACAGTCGGGCACCCACAGCTACCTGCAAAGTTGGTTCGGCCTCGGCGACGGTACCACCACCTTCAACCTGCCCGACCTGCGAGGTGAGTTTATGCGAGGGTGGGATGATGGACGTGGCGTCGATGTGGGCCGAGCAATGGGGACAGGGCAGGCAGGTAGTGAGATAGCGGTTGTCGACAATCCGAACGGCATTATCCCACTGACTAGCGTTGCAAATCACGACGGTACCAGCTCCTATGACACCAGCTACTCTATAAATATCAGTGCAGCAGCAGGGCGATTTATGGCCTACAAACGTGTTCGACCTCGCAATGTCGCGCTGTTGGCTTGTATAAAGTTTTAATAAAAGAGAACGGACAAAGGGCAAGGCCTTCTATTCCGATTAGCCACTTGCACTGTGAGTAATATTCGGTACTGTCGCCACTGATTTCTATTTTCACCACCAGCCATGCCCTGCCTTCGAACAGGGCATGGTTTCTTGTTTGAACTCATCCGAGGTGAACACTATGACTCAACTCACCTGCCGCTCTGGTTCCCATCAGTGATAGGTGCCGGTATGGGTGGATTGGCGGTGTCGAGCCAGCACCGACAAGATTCCTACCACATAATTTGTGGTTAGCCAGCACCGCTTGCGGGTGATGTAGGTTAATTTGCGCCGACAAGCGGGAACGAAATGATCTGGGGAATGTATCAATGAATTTCTAGAGTGGGCTAACTGGCTTTATATAAAACAGGCTGAGCACTACTCTTACCAGCCCATTTTTCAAGCGCATGATTCGTCGCTCGAAAAGATGATGTGAGAGAAAACTTGCTGCAAAAAGAATAAGAAAGCCAGAAGTAAGCGCTACCAGGTCTGGCATGTAATGCGTGAGTTTTTTTGCAAGTGGGTTAGAGAATGTTTGTAGCAAATAAATCGAGTAAGTATATTTGCCAAGTGCCGCCAATTTCCAATGCCAACGGTTTTCTTTCTGAACCGAGAAGTAAATCAACAACACGGCAGGAATTCCCCATGCAATAGGGCGAGGGATGGTAATACCATTCTCATAGACTATCCACATCCTCGGGATAAAAGAATGATTCGTGTCCACATACCCCCAGTCATTTCCTGTTGCTGCTAAAAACATTAAGCAAGCAGAGATTACAAGACCAAAGTTTACAATCCTCTGGCTTCTTGGGTTGGATGTCTCATGTGAGGTGTAATAGTGTGCCAGGCCGTATCCTGCAATAAACTCAATAGCAATGGGGGCGCCATAATAAAAGCCCCAAATTAACCATGCAATAAAGGATAGGATTATTCCTAGGGTTGGAATTAGAATTAGCCTATTAAAATGAATTCCTATTGTGACCAGCATGTAGAAAAACATCTCGTATCGGAGGGTCCAGCCCAGAGTCACAAGTGGATCAATGCTCTCTGTAGTTGGGAGTAGTAGTAAAGACTGTAGCACATAGAAGATATTTAAACTCTTGCCGTCATAAATTGCGACTTTGATGCCCCATGCTACTGTGACAATAGCATAAAGTGGGAGGATCCTAAGTAATCTTGCAACAATGAATGCAATCGATCCTCCTTTGCCCTTGGTGGTATTGCAAGCGCTCAAATACATTACAAAGCCGCTAATGACAAAGAAGATGTCGACCCCTATTGAGCCAAGAAATATTCCGCCGCCTAGGAACATACTGACAACAGGGATCGGAAAGCCCCCGGAATGGGCTAGAATCACCAATGCTGCAGCAACAAATCGCAAAGCTTCCAGCGAGTTGAGGGTCTTGATCATATTTATCCCAGTGAATGTGGGTAATGGCTAGGTAATTCAGTTGGAGCATTACTTCTTTTGACAATCACCCAAGGCGGTGAATTTGTCCTGCCATGCAGGGCAGCAGCAGGGTGCTTCTTCGCTTGCTTTGAGTAGCATGAAGCCGAGCTAATTCATTGAATTTATTGGCGGAAGCGGTGTAATTCGAACTCAAGGATGGCTGTTCACCGCTGGTTTTCAAGACCAGTGCCTTGAGTCATTCGGGCATGCTTCCGCTGAAGGCTGCTCTCCAAGCGGTAGCAGCATAGATTTTAAGCATTATATCGCGCAGCCTGAGCTGTGGCGAGAGGTGAGGCGGAACCTTTCCCGGGTTCTCGGTAGCCTCACGTTCCAACAGCCCGAGGTGATCGCAACGCACAGAGTCCCTACATGCGTAGAACTGGGTTCCGCCAATCCATTTATTCCTGCCGAACCCTGCTATGCCCACAATCTTGGCATACGCCTACCGGCTGCTGTGGGCGAGACCGGCGAAACAGGCATGGTTGCCACTACGTTGAACCACGGCATGGGGTGAGCAATATAGATCAGCATTAGTTTCCATTTTTTACTACCAGCCATGCCCCCGCTGATAAACAGGGGCATGGTTCCTTTTCTGAACCCATTCGGAGTAAATCCCCATGATCGCCATGTTTTTTCCCTGGCTGCTGCGCCATTGGCGCGGGCTGGCCGGGGTGGTGTTGTTATTGCTTGCGGGCTGGGCGGGCCATGCCTGGTCCGAGCGGCGTTGGCAGGCGCGCTGGGCGGAGCAGCAGGCATTACTGGCTCAGCAGGCGGCGCTGGCCACGCGCCGCAATGCGGAGCAGGCGCGCCGTCAGTCTGAGGCCGCCACCTATGCGCTGCAGGATCAGGCGCACCGGCTACAGCAGCGTGTGGCTGCAACGCAAACCCGTATCTTACTGGAGAAACGCTATGAAATGGATGCTGCTGGCCGGGTTCGGCTGCCTGCTCGCTGGGTGTACCTCTACAACGCCGCCATCCGTCGTGACGTGCCCCGCCTGGACGGTGCCGGCGGATCTGATGGCCCCACCCAAGGTCTTGACGCCTTTACCGCCGTCCAGACCATCAACCGTAACACCGACGCCTGCCACGACAACGCTGACCAACTGATGGCGCTGCAAGCTTATTTACAGCGTGCCGGGGTGGTTGTACAGCCCTGA